CATCATCCATCCAAACCGAGTTTGATTTAGTTAGTGATTTTACATCAGCACCAAAAGATGCTTTCATGTCTTCTAATTTTGAACCAGTGTATGTTGTATGCCATACTACTCCAACTTTTGCTTTCTTTATTTGTTGACCAATATCAGAATCAACAGCAACAGCATAGACGATAGTATTTGGTTGGAAAGTATAATAGTTCTCACCATCGATCTTACCTGTTCCAAGATCATCTGTAAACATAAGGTCACCTTGAAGTACACCTTTAATTCCAAGTTTACTAAACTCTTTAAGAGCAATTTTAAATTTTGAATTAAGTTGACCAGATAAATCATTATCAATCTCCTTTTCAGTTTTATATAATTTAGGGTTAACATTGAAAACAGATTTCTTTGCAACAAAAAACTTGCCGTCCTCTGGGTCAATACCAGCAAAGATCGCTGGGGCACCATCCCACTTCACAGTCATGTTGACTGAACTTCTAGATGAACCTGCTAACATGTCTCGTAAACTTCTTAAAAAATTAAGTGCAGCTCTTCCACCATCGACACCATAATTAATTATTTCATCTTCAATATGTTCTAAGTGAAGATTTTTTCCACCTTTATCTTCTTGTAAACTTCTAAAACTCATCATTAAATAACTCCACTATATTGCATTTTTAGTTGCAAATATTGGCCAAGTTTTCCTTGTCCTGTAGAACCCTTTTCTGGTCTTACACCCGAATCACTTCTTATTGTCATTTTCATAGTCTTTTTATCACCTGTATAAAAAATGTCAATAAAATATTCTTGTACAGAGTTTTTGTTTAAATATGCTTTATGATCATCTACTAAAGATAATATCTGTGCGACATCATCTACTTTTTCATCTGCTTTATTTCCAACTGCTTTTACTAAAATTAAAGGAACATCTTGTCCTTTTTGTTGTAAGTTAAAAGTTTCTTTACACCACTGTATAAAATCTGGTGTTGACATATTATTAATAACTTTACACATATGTTGTCTGCAAACAACTAACATTTCATGATATAATTCATCTGCCTCAACACGATTTTCCTCATGATAATCAACATATAATTTTGTTACTTCTTTATTCTTTATAAAATTATTCTTATTTGCAACATCTGAAACACCAGGTATTTTTGAATAAACTTTATTCCATAAATCATTTTCTAATTTCTTAGTATCAATTCCTAAGTTTTTATATTGTGTTCCTACATAAGTATTTTTTAAAGGTTCTTTAGATGTCTTAGTGCCTGCCTTTAGACTGATACCAATTTTTGATTTATTCTTAAAAAATACAAAAATATCACCTGCATGGTTTTTAGGAATACCTGCAGGTTTTGCTCTGTAACCCCAAATAACTTTATCAATAGGTTTTGTAGAATTTAAATCATAAAGATAATTTGTAATACCAATAGCATTATTCATCTTATCTTTTAGGAATCTTTCATCCATAGATGCAAGTTTGTCTATCACTAATTTTGCCGCTGATATATCTTGTCGTAAACATGTTTTCTTAACAACTGTACCATTCATGTTTAGTTTGTATAAAAATTTCTTGAAATCTTCTATATTGGAAGGTTTAAATTTTCCGTTAAATGCCAATGCTGGAAACAACTCTGTAATAGATGCATTAAGAGTAGTATCAACTCTTTCTATGAGTTCATAACTCTCTCTAATCTTCTCTAGTTTGTTACTAAAAAAATGTTGTTTATTATCTCTGGTTTGTTGTACAAATCTTCTAATTGACATCAAATACTCCCATTTATTACTGTAGTATTTATGTTTTGTATATCCTTATGTGAAACGGAATTTCCCTTTTGCCAAAGGTTGGATTCTTGTTTTGTTTATTGCACCAATCCAAAGCATCCTCTTCAAATTCAAAATTATTAACAATAATATTAGTTTTTACATCAACACATGTGTAAGGATAGTTTAAATTAGAATCATCGACATCAACATAGTATCTAGACTTTAATATCTTGGAACTTCGCATACCTCTCTCCACTTTTAGATTTATCAAACAAAGGAATATCATCTTCTTGTCCACTATCAACTAGATCATCTTGAGCGTTTAGTTCTACATCATACAGTTTCATTTTTGATCTGTCGATTCCTAGAATAAATCTTTTGTTGATTGTTGGGTCATTGTATCTGTTTTTCAACTGTTTAACTTGTATCTGTTGAAGTTCTTCTAATTCTTCAGAGGTAATTAATGCAAACATAAAGTCTGCTGTTGCTGGTAAACCAAATGATTCTGATGTATCTTCTAGTCCAATATCTGTAGATACATATCCACCCCTCGTTGTCTGTGTTGCTGAAACTATAGGTACATTTTGTTCCACTGCAAGTCCTCTTAATTCCTCTGCGATAGATTTTATTAAAGTATAAGAATTAATGTTTGAGCCCCCCTTAAAACGACTAGAAGCACATATATTTAAGTAATCTATAAAGATTATCTCTGGTTTAAAACTTTTCTTGATTGATAATTCTTGAAGTAATGCACGAAAATGATTTGCATGTGCTGATGCTGTAGGATATTCTTTGATAATTAACTTACCCTTTGTTTTTCCCATGATCTTTTCAATTTTGTCTTCATACATTTGTTTTGGTAAATCATGTAAATTATCAATACTTATATTCATCAAGTTTGCATCAATTCTTTCTGCAATCCTTTCCTCTGCCATTTCCATAGTAATGTAAAGTACATTGCGTCCTTGATTGATACAGTTTGCAGCCATATGACACATAAACAAAGATTTACCAACACCTGTACCTGCCAATGCAATATTCAATGTTTTTTGTGGAAGTCCACCCTTTGTAATTTTATTGAAGTAATCTAAATCAAATGGAATACGTTCTTCTACACGATGATAGTAATCAAAACGATTTGATGCGTCTTCAAGATAATCATGACCAACTCGATTATCAAAAGAAACTGCTAATGCGTCTGTTAATAAACTTGGAAGTGCATCTGGTTTACGTGAGGAATCTCTACCTTCGATGATAGAGATTCCGTCCACGACGGCATTATAGATTGCCCTGTCTTTACAGAATTTCTCAGTTGTGTCTGTTAACCACTCAATATCAACGACATCCTCTGTAAAGCTACTAACGATTGACGTAATATCTTTATACTGTTGTTCAGTTAAATCTTTTCTATTATCCAACTCAACCTCTAATGAAGTTTTTGTTGGAAGTTTAGAATACTTTTCAGCAAAAGAAACAATCTCTGAAAAGATTGCCTTTTCGTTTCTATCTTGAAAGTATTCTTCTTTTATAAATGGTAAAACTTTTCTAGCATATTCTTCATTCGCTATTAGGTTTTCCAATATCGTCAGTGTTATATTTTTCATCAAGTATTTCCATTAATATGTCACCGATAAGTTTAAAAAACTCATCGTTAAATTGTTCTCTTGGGATTGCATTGTTTTCGATAATATCATATTCGAATTGCATTGTCAACCCACCATCTTTTTCAATTGGTGTTACTTTACCGTACTTATAGATTACCCCGGCAAACTTACCTGTGTTTATACCAATGCAAGTTTGATCGGGGTGTTTTTCTGTTTGAATATAAGAAAATATCTTTTTTGTCAAGTAACTAGTCCACTCACGACTTCAGTATATGCTTTATTAATATTCTCATTCGATGGTGTTGCTAATATTACTCCACCACTTCTAAAAATTATAGACTTAGGATTTTCTTCACCTGTCATACAAACACCTCTCGCAAACCCCATTTGTCCGTTTTCTGTACTAACCATCATTTTTGGATTACTAAGATGAATGCCTGTTTCATCATTTTTTTCTAGTCTTCCAATAAATTCACCGTGGGGTGTTAGTACTGTTATTAAATCGCCTTGTTTCATTCTTCATCACCTCCATATGAAAACTCTTTATGTGCAGCTATTTCTAACTTTTCCATAATCTCATCTGTAAAATATGCTTGTGGATCATCATTAATTGTTTTTCCAAACACTTTACGACCATCTGGTAATTCATATTTCGTAGATACTTTTTTAAATATATCATACTTTTCTGCAAGTGGTAATAATCCATAATATTTGTCAAGACCTTTAGTATATGTTAAACGTACTTCACAGACTGAATTTTCTTTTGTTAATCTTGATTTTTGATTTTTTGCTTTCACGATATTACCAACTACTTCAGTTCCGTCCTTATCTTTCTTCTTTGAAAGATAAACTATACTTGAAGCAGCGTACTTTAAACCAGATCCACCACCCATTTCTTTCATAGGAACATAAGAACCCACAACATCATAAGTATGATTTGTTACGACCATCGGTACTTTTGCCTTACCAAGTTTTAAAGTTAAGATTCTAAATGCAGCCTTAAGTACCTGAGCTCTTGTCATATCTCTTGTCTCTTTTCCTTCAGTGCTGTCCTCAACTTCTTTTGTTGTTGATAACATTCCTAATGAATCAAGACACATAAACAATGGTCTTCTAACACCAACATCTTGTTGCATGTATTGATCTAAAACTTTAATTGCTTGTGTTCTAAATTCCTGTACTGTCGCAACAGGTAGAACAACCATTCTTGATGCATCAATACCTCTATCAGTAATCATCTTTTTTGTTATTGCTGATTCTGATTCAAAGTAAACTACACCACCATCTGGGTTAGCATCTAAAAAATGTTTACACATTCCCATTAAGAAAAATGTTTTACCTGTTGCCGATTCACCTGCAAGTGCAGTAATCTTATTCGCTGGAAGTCCACCTTTTAGTGATCCACTTAGTAATGCATTGAAAATGTATGAACCTGTGTCAATAAAATTTTCTACATCACCAGATTCCACTCCGTCTTGAACTAAGTTAGCATATTCATTTCCTGTTGTTTTAATTATATCTTTAAGAAAATCGTTTGTCATTTTATTGCTATTGCTCCTATAAAATTGTGATTACGCCAAAACACTTGTACGTC